GTGCTGCCACGGCAAGAGGGAAGGCTTCAACAGGATCTAATGGTTTGTCAGTAGCAAGAGGGAAAAATGTTCAGGTAAAAGGCGGAATAGGTGCAATTTTGGTCATAGCTGAGGAAAGGGATGATACGTATGATATTGTTGATTGGAAGGCTGTAGCAGTTGATGGTGAGGTTGTCAAGGCTGATACATGGTATAGACTGGAAAACGGTGAGTTAGTGGAAGTTGATTAACAGCTTGCTGATATTACAATAAGAATTTAATTGATAATAATTACCATTTACCTGACATCAGGAAAATGGTTCAAAACAGGAAAGAAAGGAATCAAATGATAATAGCATGGTTTTCTTGCGGTGTAACATCCGCAGTAGCTTGTAAGATAGCATTGAACTTGTATAACGATGTACAACTCTATTATATCGAAACAGGTTCCGGGCATCCAGATAATGTCCGATTTATCTCAGATTGCGAGAGATGGTACGGGCGGCCAATTCATACCATTCGCAGCGATAAGTATCTTAACGTAGAGGATGTGTTGGCTAAGAAAAGATTTATTAATGGTCCTACTGGTGCAGCTTGCACATTCGAATTAAAGAAACAAGTCCGTTACAAGCTGGAAAAAGAGTTGGGAAATTGGGACGGTCAAGTCTGGGGATTCGACTTTGACCCGAAAGAAATAAACCGTGCTGTCCGCTTTAAACAGCAATATCCTGATACAAAGCCGTTGTTCCCACTTATCGAGCGACAGATAACCAAGCAAGATGCAATGGGAATGCTTTGGAAAGCTGGCATTGAAATCCCTGCCATGTACAAGATGGGTTACAATAACAATAATTGTATCGGTTGTGTCAAAGGTGGAATGGGCTACTGGAATAAGATACGGAAGGATTTCCCGAATGTGTTTGATCGGATGGCTAAAATTGAACGAGAAGTAGGAGCAACGTGTCTGAAAGACCAATCTGGAAAAATATTTCTTGATGAGCTTTCTCCTAACCGTGGAGAAATGCCGGAAGAGATGATACCGGATTGCTCTCTTATATGCCAAATAGAATTTCAAGAATTACTTGACCGGCAGGTAGAACGAGTTTTAAAAGGAGAAATCAGTATTAATGATGTAACCTAATTAGCTTCAAACGATAAAGAAATGAAAGAAAGACTGCTTGATTTTAACAGACAAGATAAGCCAGCTATTGTAGAAGATTCTAACGGAGAACTGATAACTGAATTGAAAAAGCAATATAAAGAAATTCAGCAAAATTTAGGATTGGCTATAACGATGCTCGAAAAAGGGCAGCTCACCGAAGGAATGAAAGAAAACATCCTTTCTCTGACAGACCACAATGTGAATAGGTTTCTTACCCGAATGGGATATGAAGGTGTACTTGCAGAGAAACAAAAGAAATTAACTGAACAAATCCGCTCATTGAATGATGAAAATCGAAAATTACGTCATCAGCTTGGGGAGAAGGTTTCAAACGAAGATGTTAGAGAACGTTTGAAAATTATGGTATCATCATTTAGAAATTGGTGGACTGAATATGGATTTGGGCATGTTAGTGACTTTTATTTTGGAGAATACGTTGCAAAAATCTCATTGAGTGGAATGGTTTTCGCTTCCCGTGTTTCAAAGGCAGGAGAAGAAAAGAAAGAAGAATACTTGTCTCGGTTAGGTTTTGAGATAGAAGATAGGATGGTTATCTACAATGACAAATCTATTGCGCTACTAAATAAGCTACTTACCGATAAATATCCAAGTATTGATATTTATAGTATCAATCTGACCACTTCGGCTTTGAATGGAGTACCCGTTATCCAAGATGTAGTAGTTTTCTTGAGAGATTTAGACAACCTTACCGAAACCGCATCTCCTATCAACTAATTCCAAATTATTAATTCAAATCAGGAAAATTATGAATAAAAGAACAATTCAAATAGATGTTATCGGTCCGATAGAAGAAACTGAATTAATGAAATGTAAATTGTATGTTGATGGTCGTGTGTGTGTAATCGGAATGTCACGATATGACTATGAAGAGTTAATGCGAGAAAAAGTGTTTATCCGGGATGGTAAGAGCGTTGATTCTGCTGGTGTGATAAACACGACTAACACTTTCATCGAAAAAGATTAATATTTAAAACCGATATAGGAATGAATATGAGTGGAAAAGATGTATTAAGGCTATTACTTATCAGTTACGGTTTTTGCCGTAATATTGAGATAAGTACTTATATTGGAGATGGTGGATGGATTGGTTACGAAGTATCGGCCAGTAATGACGATGGCATTGAATACTATGAAGTAGATTGTGAAGGTTTACTTTTTAATATATACGAGATACAGAAATTTATGAGAGATGAAAATATTGAACCTCGTTCAATGCTTGGAAACTTTAGCAACAAACATCTTCTTTCAGATGATTCTTTAAATAAGCTACTGAATATGTCAGAAAATAAAAATTACTGTAAAACAAACCCTTATGAATAGGCGTAAAACGATATAGTAATGAGTAAAACAACAATTTATTACCTATTCCTAGTAGTAATGTATATGCTGCTAGGATAGATGGAAAGGAGAGATATGAAACAGACAGTAGAAGAAGCGGCAAGTGAAAATATCCTATTTAATCATAGGACAGTTGACAGAACTTTGAGCGGTAAAGATTTGGCAAAGTTTGGAGAGATTAATTTCGTTCAAGGTGCCGAATGGCAATCCAAGCAATCGCCTTGGATAAGTGTTAAGGAACGGTTGCCAGAACCAAACAAGCTTGTCCTTTGCAGAATGGTATCAAATGGAGCGATTGTTAGTGGCTATATCGTTGTTTCATCCGGGAAATCGCCATACGTTGCGACAGACGGAGGATTTGAATTTGAGGATTGGAACGGCTACGAGTGTGACATGTGGATGTACATCCCGTCTTTCGATGAAATATTAGAAGCCAACAGGGATGTACTTGAACGAATTAAAGAGAAAGGAGATTGAGATATGAAAAGAAACAGAAAACAAAAGAAGAGCACTGCATCAAGCAAAAGACGCAGTGCTGCAACTTACAAGGTTGTAGTGAATAACATTTACTTAACATCCGATAACTATTTCACTGGTTGCGGTGGAATAATTTGTGATGATGATTCACTAGATTTTCAATCAAAGAACGCCAAGAGTTTTTAAATTGAATAGTGATGTATATGAGCATTTGGGACAATTGGCAGCTACTAAAGCAAGGTGGGTTATCGGTCCATCGCTTTCTATAAAATTACCATTATTATCCTTCTCCAATGATAATAAATTATAAACATGAGGGCTGATTACTTTATCCTCTGTACATCCGCAATTAGGACACTTGCCTATACGGATCTTTTGTAGGAGTTTTTCCTGTTGTTCTTGTGTTAATTTCATAAACAATAAATTTAATAATTCGACAAAAGCAAAAGTAATAATAAAAAACCGAAGGGCGCATCTAAACTCACAATAAATTTAAAATTCGACACTTTATGTTTATTCGGATGCGCCCTTTATTAAAACAAATAATCATGGAAATAAAGAACGGAATAATAATTGATGGAGTGCTGCATGAAATGGTTGAACTGATTGATGCGCGCTGTCTGGATTTTGATTGCAGTAAATGTTCGTTGAATAAAGAATGCAATGAGTGTAAGATGGAGCATGAATCATACCTGTGTAATGTGATGGGTTGTTTCTTCTTTGTTAATCGTGGTAAAGTAACGGATATTAAAACAGAGGAGGAAAAGGAATGAAACAGGCATTATCAATCGAGCAGATGAAGCACTTGAAGGATCTTGGTCTGGATACAAGCGATGCAAGCATGCACTGGCAGTTTTTGCCTACCGCTGATTCTATCATCAACGGAACAGATGAAATAGAGAAAGAACCTTGTCTTTTTGTGAGTCAACCGAACATGAAGCATGAATACCCTGCTTACATCTTGCAGGATATTCTCGGTAAGCTGCCTGTATACCTAAATTACTTCGGTACAAAATATAAGCTGCACATTGAGCCTAATTTCGCTGGAGCTTGGTTTATAAGCTATCAAATAGGCATATGTGAACCATTTGTTTTTAAATTGTCAGAAAACCTATTGGATGCAGCCTATGATATGCTGTGTTGGTGTATTGAAAACGGATATGTTAAAGTTGTAATGGAGGAAAAGTAAATGGATATAGTACCTATTGTAACAAAAGATGATCTTTCTAAAGAACAGATAGAGTATCTACAAAAACAACAAACAGAATATAAATTGATTAAAAAAGTTAAGAGGAATCCAGGGCATATCTTATTCTCTTTTAACGTTAAGACAGGGGAGATAAAGAGAGCTTCTATTATACATAATGTTTCTATTGGTCTGAATGGGCTTCCTATAACTAGGGCTGAAACGGTCATAGAACCTAATTGCTACTATGAACAAGCCTTAAATGAAAAGAATTTTAGAAAGAAATTGAAGAAATCAGGATTATTAAAAAACGAATAATTATGGGATTTACAACACAGTGCTTTATATGTAAAAACACTACTAGTATTAGAAATAGATTAAAAGAACTTGGCTATTATTGTAATCCATATTTAGGCTGGCATAATCTATTTACTTGTGTATTTGGAATTAATTCGGTTTATTCATTGGACGATTATGGTAAAAATGGTCTTAAAGGAATAGATGGTCTTATTGATTGCGGAGCGAATGAGGAACTTTTCTTAGCTATCGCTGCATTAAGGGATGATAGTAACTACATGCAGTGGTTTATAACAGATTCCATTCTTAGCGTTTCTTATGGCGATTCTATTGGTAACGATCATTATTTCACAGAGCCCAAAGGCATTATGTTCTTTTGGGATGAAAATTGGGATAATGCAACCATTATTTCAGGACGTTATCACAAGGCTACCGTAAATGAACTGATTGAACACTTTAAAGAAAAGGAGGAATAATGAAAGCAAAGTATTTTAAAAAGATAAGAAGCCAAGTAAAGTGGTATAAGGTATCATACAGAGATAATTTACTTTTTAGTTTTAGCGATGAGAAAGAAATATTGGCTAAATCTCCTGAAAATGCTTGTGTCAGATACCATAAACGTACTGGATGTTTTGTTAACAAATATAATCCCAATTATATTACACAATATAGTGAATCTCTTTCAAGGTTCAAGGTATGTATAGGTAAGAAAGTAATGTATTTCGATTAAATATGAAAGCAAGAATAAAATCAACAGGAGTTTTGGTAGATGTAACTCCCCAATTAAACATCAACTCTCAACATAGCAAAGATTATTTATATGTGTGTGGTAATATGGTTTTCAAGGAATGCGAACTTGATTTTTCAGCTATCGACTGGGAACAGAGGCGATATGAACTAGCGAAAGCTGCCATGCAAGGATTTTGCAGCAATTCACATGAACAGGTAATGAATGCTAGTTTAAATATGACAGTAGAATGGAGCCTTGGTTTCGCTGATGCGCTAATAAAGAAATTGAAAGGAGAATAAAATTATGACCGAAGAACTTGTGACATTAGAAACAGCAAAGTTGCTGAAAGAGAAAGGGATGTTTACATATATAGAATTTCCTCCGCAATCCATCGCCCAGAAGTGGCTACGTGAAACCAAAAATATTCATATATGTGTATATAACTGTGCTTGTGGCTATGGATACGAAATATCTAAAGCTGACAATGGAACTCATATAACCAGTTCTGTTTATGAAGGAACAAATGATGGTAGTAAATGGGATATCTACGAGGAAGCACTTGAAGCAGGATTACAGGAAGCATTAAAACTTATATGATAATGGAAAATATTAATTTGAACGAACTACGGGATCGCGCTTATAAGACAGCTTGTGAGCATGGTTTCCACGATAAAAGACTGAGTAACGAACACCACCTTTGCCTTATCATTTCCGAGCTTATGGAAGCTGTGGAAGCGGACCGAAAAGGGAAACGTGCCGACAGAGAATCTTTCAAGTCTTCTTATGAGGATGAAGAACCGCACGATGATGTCAATTTCAGATATAGCTTTGAAAACTATATCAAAGGAACGGTGGAGGAAGAATTAGCTGATGTTGTGATACGCTGTCTTGACCTTGCTGGGCTGCGCGACTGGGATTTGCAAGACACGTTGGATAATGTGGATGAACTCAATAACGTTTCAGACTTTTTCCAAGAACACACATTTGTAGAGATAGCTTTTGAGATTTGCACCGGAACAATTATATCCGAATCTCTAAGGTCGATTAAAGGAGTGATTCTTGATGTATGGCAATACTGTCTTTGGAAAGGAATAGATATTGAGTGGTTCATTGAGCAGAAGATGAGATACAATAAACTAAGACCTAAGTTGAACGGAAAAAGATATTGATTATGCCGCTGTTAAAAAGCCCAAAGCTTGCAGGACAATGGGCTTAATTCTTTCTCAAGGAAATGAATAAGATTTTGCGAATGACAGTTCGCTGGATTGGAGGTGTTAGTTTCCAAATCAAATGCGATGCAAATATAGTTTGTATTGTAATAACAATGAAAACAATTAACTATTTTAATAACAATGTTAATAATTAGAACAATTATGAAACGTGAAATAAAATTCAGAGGAAAGTCAATAGAGAACCGCAAAAATAGGCAGTGGATATATGGTTGTTACCTATCTGATTATGATGGTTATTCTTACCGAGAACTAATTGTAGATTGTATTACCGGGTTTTCATATGAAGTTGACCCTATAACCATTGGTCAGTTCAGCGAAATAACCGATAAGAACGGTAATAGCATCTTCGAACATGATCTAATACTGATCCATGACAGCGAAAGTTCCTACCAATTTACAGTTGAAGTACTATTTCATAAAGGTATGTTCTGCTACAGGAACAAAGCATGTGGCTTTACCCCATTGTGGTATGTCAGCGATAGATGCGAAGTGATAGGAAACGTTTTTGATAACCCGGAATTGATAAAACAGCAATAGCCATGAGAGTAAAGAAATATTTCCATAACATCCAGTGTGATGTATGTGGGGGTTTAGCCAATGAAGAGATGTGGCATGAGGATATGAAAACCGTTGCCGAAGTTGCCAATGAAAGCGGATGGTATTACGACCCAGTGGATGACAAGCACTATTGCCCGGATTGCTATGAATATGGGGATGATGGAGAGATATTAGTTAAAGACGGAATGGTAAATACAATGGAGATAATATTATTAGGGAAAAAACTTGAAGACTACCCGGAAACAGAATATTACGAACGAAGGCTTATCTACACAACATACAGTTCTGGCTTCAGAGAGCATAACATTACGGCATTCAAGAGCAGGCTGAAAAAAGACTTTGACTACGAAGTAATAAATCATTTCGTCAAGGACGGTAACAACTTTTGGACTACAGATGAAATTATAGCCGCTGTCCGTGTTTCCTTGTCCCTCAATCTGCTTACGGATGAAGAATGGAAGAAGGCAATCCCGATTATAGAGCGTGGCCTTGAAGCCAATAAAGCCTATGTCCGTATGCTTGACGAGATGTCGGCTATATTGGAGAAGTATTGCGAGGAATGGGAGGATTTGGGTATGCGCCATACCTTCATGCAACGTGTTCCTCTTGAATGCTGGCAGGGACGTTTTAGTAGGCATAGCCAGAATCCGGAGAAAAAGCCGAATTATTCATGATAAAATAGGGAAATAACAGATATGAAAACAATTATATTTACAATTATATTTATTATCGCCCTATTATGGGTTGGCGATCTCACAATTACATTTAAACCGTTTTCTATATCACTTCCCGGTTGGTATAAGCCTGTAGGTATCATCCTGTTTGTGTTGGCAATGGCGGTATATAACATTGGAGAATACGCTAAGGGGTACAAGCATGGTTTCGATGATGGAATAAAGAAATGTATTGAAATACTTGAAAAGAAATGAACTATAAACGTTAACTACTTCTAAACTAAAAATTTAGGGATTCAAATGCGAACCCTTATAACTACTGGGAAAGCCACAATATTTTACCCAATCTTATGGCTTTTCCAGAGTCCTTTAACTTGTTTGAAATTACAGTTTGTGGATAATTGACAATCAATCTTCTGTTTTCAGAAAAACATTCTTCAATTCGTCTTTCCTTAAAGAGCCGTATCTTATAGCACGGTCAATACGTTTTCGAGCATTTCCGTCTTTAGCCTTTATAGTATTCTTAGAATTATCCTTAGATATAATTAGTTTGACCAGCTCATTCAGAGGAATAGGGGATTTCGTATCTCTATCCCAAATAGAAGTGAAAAAATCTTTTGCAGGTTTTCCCATAAGTAATTTTTTTTCCGTTTCATCACCAACCTTTTCAAAATGAAGGTAAGGTTCCGAAATAATATTGAAATAGGGAAGGAGTGACTTCTCATCCGGTTCACTCACCATGCGAGTTTTTAGTAGTTTTAGATAACGTCCTCCATTCCTTGTACGTCCTATGGCAAATACTCCGTCTGCAAAGTTAGACAATATCTTACTTCCTGCCATATTGGTTTTAGACAAGGGCTTCCATTCCTCAATCTTAGGCGTATGTGCTATCACCATGATACTGATTTTTAGCTCACGCTTCAATCTAGTGAGACCGTCCATAATAACTCCGGCATACTCTGCTTCCGCTGTCTGGGTGGATAGATATGAAAGATTGTCTAGTATCATAATCTTTGCTTTCGTGTCAAGCAATTTATCCTTTATCCCTTCAATTACGTTCATGCTGAACTCTTCGCTATCCACGTTATCAGATATGGTGCATCTGACAAGATTTTTAGGGAACTTGGCATTTTTATACCTTCTTGCAAGCTGCCTGTCCGATAACTCAAAGTCGAAGTACAAAACGGTTTGAGGACTTACCTCCACCTCCGTACATTCGCTTTCCCCTTTGGCTATCTCGTAGGCTATCTGCGTGGCAAGAATGGATTTACCTATTCCGCTATCGGCAAATAAGAATACAAGCTCGTTCTCCCACCAAAAATCGCCCCAAAGCCTATGAATAGGAGGCTTCTTCTTACCGCCCTCAATGACTGACTGCATATCGGAAGAGCTGAACAATGGTATTTGTTCAACCATATCTCCATCATCGGGAATATCGCTACCTATTTGCTCAAACCGTTCTATGTCGGCTTGTATTTGCTCTTCTTCTATATAATTCATTGTTTTTTAAGCTCCGTTTTAGCGAATACTAAATTTTGTACTTCTTCTTCCCATATATCACCTTCGTTTCCTTCAAAGTCAAGGTAAACGGTATCATTCGGGCTTGCCCCATTGATGCTTGAAAATATTCCGACTATCTGCATGGGGATGGAAAGCCTTTCTCCCTGTGGGGAGCGGAATTTGATATGAACATAGTTGCCTATTTTTAAGTCTGTTGCTTTCATAATCTGATTTTTAAGCAAGGTGTGTCAGCGTTACTAACGCCAAACGCACCCGTTACCTTTTCTACACATGGCAGATAGGCTATTGAACAATCTCCCAATCATCGGCAAACACATCGCTAATAGACGGAACCCATGAATCAGCACGCCCGGTGTTCTCGTTGTAAATAAGGCATTGACTAGTATAGTCAATGAAACCCTTACCTTTCAGAATAAGGTCTTTTGCTGATTGCGGAAGAGATTGCATCTTGGGGATAATGTCGCTTTCGATATGCGCAGGCACTTGCTTAAATACCATTAATCCTTTCCGGTTCCAACCACTTCTACGAAGTGGATAACCTGCTTTGAGAGCCATAATAGCCATACCAAAATTCATCTTTATTACTTTAGCACCATCAGAACCTTGCATACGCTGTATGCAAGTATCAAGAAGCCGTATATAGTCAAACATAGTATAGCACTGCATTTCCAGTAAACACTTGTTGTATATATCATTAACTACTTCATCCATTTTCCCTGAATCTATGAAAGCGGCCAACTTTACATATCTTCCATTGAGTTCTTCGGCTTCTATCTGCATACGGTCAACTGGTGTTTCGGCAATATTATACGCCTTTTCAAACGTATCTTTAGGGCTCCAGCTTTCATACCCATCTTCATAACGTACATGATAGCCCTCATCATCAAAATTTTCCGTTGACGGTTTTTCTCTAAGAAGATGTTTTCCCCACGCATCACCTCTTGTCATAGGTTCTGCTTCAATATGTTTTGTTCCAATGTACTTTTTCATATCAATATGGATTAATTGTTTCTTGATTCATTAATTTAGCCATAAAATCATGCTTTTCTTGTTCGGTTGCTTTTCGCACATTACCTCCCCACATGAAATTTCTAAATCCTGTACTCTTTTTAATTTCCCCGTCATTCCAACCTATAAGAATACCATAACCGTCACCAGTCACGCATCCGTTATAAATGAAAACTCTTTTATCTATCGGATTGTACATTTCCGATTCTTTACTTGATGGGATTCCATACAGAAAATCACCAATACAATATTCTGTTTCTTTCATATTTTCTTATATTTAAGTCCGAAACAAACCTTAATCATAAGCCTTCTGAACAATCCTATTTTATCATAAACGGGAATACTTGACCTTGTCGGCTCATGCACAATATAGCCAATCACCTTAACCGGTTGTTTAACATAATAATTATCCATAATAATCAATTTTTAGCCCATTCGGACTTAGTTATACAATTCATTGACTTAAACCTGCCGGTCACTTTATTGTGACCGTATGAGTACACGTAGCAGATACCTTCTCCGGTGATATTTACAGTAGATCCACCTCCAACATACAGCTTGCACACATTCCCTTTTGAAACATGGAACTCAACCTTTGAAGCAAGCACCGTAGTAAGCGTGCAATCCTGCTCTATTTGCCCGTTAAAGTCCACATACAGGCACGAAGTATATCCGTCCTTGCTCCGCTTCCATTTACCATTAATATAGTCAGAAAACGTCCGTTTCATATACTGAATATCCATACCGAATCCAAAGCTATGAGCATCTGTCAACAGCTCTACACCGTTTGAATCCAAAGCTATATCCATTAACGCTTCCTTACTTGTCGCTGCGTCCCATTTATTCTTATACCCAGTGCAAAGACCGAGCATCATGGCATTACGTTTAAAAGAAAGCAAATCATTCATAAAATTGGAAATTTTTTTAGTTCAACTTCTATAAGTTCTTTTATCATCATTACGGCATTGTCTGAATCAGGAATGCTCTTATAAGTCTTTACTGATCGTATAATGTTACGTGCATGAATATGAGAATGCTTTTCTAACGCGCTGTACGACATCCCAAATCGGTCATGCGCAACCACAAACACGGCAGATCTTGCCATTCTTTTTACGAACGGTATATTTGTCTTCCCTTCATATAAAGACAATGGAGATATGGGCGAATATTTATCCTTGCAGAATGCTTTGTTTACGCAATCGCACACAATACGCTCAACCTTTCTTATAACGTCCGATTTTAAGCAATTTTCTCCTTCTGACATACTTTTCTATTATTTTCTTTTGGTCTTCATTAAGAATTTCACCCATAACATACATATTGCCAATAGTAGCCTTTCTAAAATCCACTTCCTTTTTCCCACATTTACCCATATTACAATCTACACCTTTTGAAACATTCGGTATTATCACATGGGTATTGGTGCATCCTTTTACGGGTATCGCCTTAAAGCTAAGAAACATATTACTGTTTCTCACCTTAATGCATCCTGTTTCTACATCGGGAATAAAAAGCCCCTTTGTCACTTCTCCGGTCTGCTTGTCCTTGAATGACACCCATTTCACACCAGGATGCCGTTCCATCTTTATATAGATGTGATATACATTGTCCGGGTTATACCTGTCCTTCCTCGGTTTTAGTTCCATCGTCAAACATCTCCTCCGCTTCTTCTGCTATGATAGCCTTTTGTTCAAATTCCGCATTAGCTTTCAAGTCTTCTTCAGGCGGCGTAGTCTTAATCGCCTTATCCAAGTCCTTCATCTGCTGCTCCATCCACTTCATATAATTTTCGGCTTCTTTCTGCGCTTCATTAATATCTGTGAACACAGCCATAGGCTTGATAAGGTTCGCTTCGGTAAGCACCTTCATACCGTCCAAGAACTCCTTGTTGGTGGAAGTAGTTTCCCCGAACATTTCATTCTCTTTGCCTTTGATGGATTTCTTGAAGTCCACCATATACTTCAACCACGCATAGAGAGATGTTTCATGTGCCACACCGTCCAATCCTACGGAATATGGGGTAGTGAATACCTTGTAACCTGTATAGTTTTTAAACATTATTCCTGTGCGGCATACGATTATCTCAAACGAACCGAAGTTCTCTCTCTCTAGCACATCGCTCTCTTTGATGATGAACTCAAATCCTTGTTGTTCCTTGTTATTTGCCATACCTTATTCCTCCTATAAACATAAATTAGCCTTAGCATTAACCGAAAGTTTTATAATAGAAGAATCTATAATTTTATCTCTTTCTATGCTTACATCAATACTATCAACGACATCTCTTCCTGTTCTCTCATATTCATCTATAAGGTGCGTTATTAAAATGGAAAGTTTTTTGTTTAACAGCTCATGCCGATTAATATTCAATTTTTCTTCCGCCTCGAACCTCTCAATTCCTTTTTCCTTTTCAAATAATGTCCCAATCATATTTTCTATATTTTCACATAATTCTCTATATCCGAGTTCCTTTGCTGAATAAAGCAAACAATTCAATGTGTCTGTAAATGTGTATGCTGCTTTTTTTTGCTCATTTCCCATTGTCACAAGAAGGAAATAGTCAGAATCAAAATCATAATCTTTTAAAGGCTCGTAAGCAAGATACCTATAATCAGTACCACATACATTCCTTACAATATAGCAATCAAAGAAATCCTTAGCTTCTTCACAAAAACTATAATCGTCCGAGCATTCATTTATCAACCAGTCAATCTGTTCTTTTGGGACAGACACTAATTTTCTTACGTGTTTTAGTCTATATTCCATATCTTACTCTTCTGTTTTAACCTTTCTACCCCTTTTCGGTCTGAACGCAGTCTTAGCGTCCTCAACCTCGATAATACACTCTCCCTCATCTTCAATTGTCGCCACCGCCTCATTCTCCTTCAACACTTCCTCAACAACCGGATTAGCCGCTTCCTCCGCTTCATCAACAACAGACTTCCCGAATCTAGGCTTCTCTTGGTTCATGTTCAGTTTCTGCATATCCATGGCGTACTGCAACTGGTACACCTTGAACTTCTCATCGTCCGAATCAATGATGTCGTCCGCTGCATCAGCATAGTGCATGGCGATAGTTCGTCTGTTTGCTTTCATGGCCATTCCCAACGCCTCTTCATCTACGTACATATACGGATGGATGGAAATAAGCCCATCAATAGGAGAAAGCCGTCCGAATGTCTTCTTGTACTGGATAAGTCCGTCTGCCCTCTGCTCCACAATGGCGTAGGCATTCATGAGGTTCTTTTTTTTGATAAGAGCGATAGCCAATATCCAAGTAAGCCCCAGTTCGGGATTGAACTTCTTTGGCAAGTCTTTCAGCTTGGCGAAAGACAATGCTTCTGATAAGGTCTCTGTTTCTAAAAACATAGCAATATAGAATTTAATTTTATTCGTTAGGAAATTGTTCGTCATATCCGAAGGAATGTCCGTAAACGTTCTTGAACGTAAACGTCACTTCCTTGTATTTCTGTCCGTAAAGGGTGTCGCTTTTAGGCTCTGTGGCTCCTGAAAGGTACATCAGAACCTTTCTCTTTCTCGCTGTATCACGGTAGGCAATCTTGGAACCAGTAATGAAAGCCATAAAGTCACGGTAAGACTTGTCATCCTTGGTATCATCCTCCAAGAATATCAATGTCAGCTTTATAGTTGTCTGCTTGTGTGCCGGTGTGCTGGAAACATACACCTCAGCCTTGCTTGTCTCGGCAAAATCCTCTGCATACATATTTGTAGGCTCTCCATACGAATTAAGGCCTGTACATTCTTTATACCTCAAACCGAGAAAATCTGTTTCCAAGTCTTTCCAAACGGCACCAAGCTCACCGTAACGCATCATATAAAACTTATAGTCTTTCATATTATAATATTATAATACACGCAAATATAATTAATTAAATTCATATATTAAAGCTTTACTTTAATATTTATCACTATGATATATTTAAATCCGTTTCAACATTAAGTTTTTAATCTTAAAAGTAAAAGAATACTTGAAGTGTACCTTGTATTGCATAGTACTACATCATTGCATATTAGACATACCCTATATAAATAAAGGAAAAATGTCTAATCCAAAATACATAGAAAGAAAGTAACATAAAGAAAGAGTGAGCACAGCGAACACCTCACTCCCTTTGATTATTTAAATAAACAAAGGGGAATAAAAGCAATCTGCATAGGAAAGCATCAACGCAAAACATGAATATCGATATAATGATAAATAATATTATTTTACATGATAAATTAAGTTGTGTGTATGAAAAATTGCAACATTACAAAGGCGTGAAAATTCAGAAAAAAATAAAAAAAATCGGGAGAGGATGGATGTTTACGGATGCATTGGCATAGGGGGGTGGGGTATACCTGCAACGCATTGCAACGCTCGTTTGGTTCGTTGTGGGTGGCTTCGGTAAGGGCTATACAAGGCAAAGACAGGCTCGGTGATACATTGCAAAGATGTAAATAAAAGGGCTTAATATTATACTAATCAAGCTTTCAACCATATGTTATTTAACATGTGATATTTTTATGTTTGTTTACAAATTATATAGGTAAATATTTGGTAGAATGGTAACTTTTTCGTAACTTTGAAGTGTGAAAAGGGAAGGATATCACATAGTGATAACATTAGATATCCGATTACTTTTCACAAGAATAAGCGTAAAGCGAAGCATGTATGCTTTATTCAAAAGCGTGTTATTAAATGTTGGAATAAAAAAGAGAGCCTTAATACTGGAATATTAAGACTCTCAAAGGATCAAGATACTAAAGTATCCCATTCCATCACACGGAGCAAAGATACTTTTCTATTTCGGTTCTTGCAAATATTCTCCCATTTAATTTTCTTGGTTTACTGATGTTAGTAGACAATTATCACGCTATAAGGTTGAATTTTAACAATTTAAATTATATAGCATTATGAAAACTTTAGCAGTGTTATTAATAGTAGCAGGTTGGTTAACTCCTATTTATCTACTTTCTTCTTCCTTGGCTTTGGCTTATGGGTTGTTATATGGTGTTTTCTGGATCGTGTTTGTTATTGTGATGGCAGCAAAGGAGCGTGAAAGAGAGGAACGGAGATTTGAAGAAGAATGCAGGAGGGAACGAATAGCGTACGAACGCGAACGTAGACGTAGGCAAGTCTACTATAGTAAACGAGGTTATATTATACGCGTATACTGATTATATACGAATCGTTTAATAAGAAGAATAATACAAGGAGGAATAATTATGAAAGCAATGAATTTCTACACCGCAAATGGTTGGTCTGGTTCAAACTATGACAGCAAGTTAAGTACAAAGGAAATTGCCGCAAAGGTTAGATCTTATGCAAAGAAGAATTTCCCGGAGTTTAAATTCTCTGTTCGCTCTGAATGGAGCATGTACACTGATTCAATGTATATCGAATTAAAATCCGGTCCTTGTGTTCCTTTCGTTGAAGGATCAAGAAGCGCGGAACGTGGTTATATGTCCACAATGTCCAGCGTGAAGGCATGGAAAGACGAGTTAACGCCGGAAATGTTCAAAGTGCTGGACGCTGTTACGACTTATGCAAGTTCTTTCCGTTATGATGATTCGGACGGTATGCAAGACTATTTCGATACCAATTTCTATATCCATATAGAAATCAGCGATGAATATAAGGTTATAGAGCCGAAAGCGAAGAAAAGCAGCGTTAAGCCTGAAAAGGTTGAGGAAGCCAAAGAAATGGAAGCCGTGACGGTTGAAGGTCTGGAAATCGTGGACTACTCCGAAAAAGCTATCGCGGTGTTTGGCGATACGAAGGCTATCAAAGAGCAATTAAAGGAATTAGGCGGACGCTTTAACCCGTCTTTAAATTACAACGGTGAAAAGCGTGCCGGATGGATATTCAGCAAGAAGCAGGCGGACAAAGTGAAAGAATTGATAGCGCCTACAGAGTTGCCGGCGCTTCCTGAAGAAATATATATCCCGGAACTTGCGGAGGAAACGGGACCATTTGAAAATATCCATTTAATTGAGACGGGCAACTTTAACGGCGTGCGCTATTACAACATTGAAGGCGATGGAATCATAACCAGTGCGAAAGTACGCGAGGACATACAGCCGGGCGATGTTTTCAACGTATACACAGCGGAGGAACGCAAGTATTGCGTAACCTATGACGGTGTAAGCACGGAAAGCAGCTTAAAAAAAGATTTACCCGGTATAATTGAGTTTAACGACAAAATAGAATCGGGCACGCTTAGTTATTCATCATATTACACCCCGCTTGCTGAGGGTGTGGAATTTTACGAGAAAAAAGTAAAGGGAAAGCGTTACACCGTCAAGGATAAGCCGTTAACACTTGGATATTACGGCATATTAGACAATCTAGACAACTGTATAATAGAATGCTATCCGACTAAGAAAGAAGCCGAAAAAGAGGCGGAAATACTTAACGGGTTTACGGATGGTAACGGACGATTAAAGACGGTCATTTAATTAGCTGAATATGGTTTTGTTGGTTTTGTTATTCGGTGCTGTGATATTCATTTCCGGCACCGACAGGGATAAGCTACGCGAATTTATAAACAAGAGTGATGAATCAGATAAATTTTAAAGATATGAAAGAATATAAGTTAACAGTAGAGTTCCATAATGGGGCGCGTTATTGCTATTACGGCAAGACGAAGAAAGAAGCGTTAGCAGCGTTTAGAAAATCGTTTGGCAATTTTAAAGGCTTTGTAAAAAAAGAGTGGACGATAGAACAAGATTAACCAACATTATAAACCAATAAAAAATAGAACAATGAGAACGTATTTTGCCCAAGTAAAAACAAGGTGTCAAGCTATTAAAAAATGTCCGTTTACGCCTTCAAATGTCGCCAAAGTGTGTGGCGGTTTCATGTGTTTTGAGTCCACGAATGACTACAAGATTTGGAAAAACCAAAAGTAACCAATTATCCCGGCACGGCTAGACCGTGGCAATTTGATTTGCGGCCGGGAACTAAATTTATAAACTCAAAAACAAAAGGACATGAAAGATATTGCGGAAATATTATGCTTTAAAACGTACGGTATAACTTGTTATCAAGTCAATCGTATAAATGTAAGAACCGGAATGTATTATAACAGTTCTTCACGGTATTTTGATACGCTTAAAGAAGTTCAGGAATACGTTACAAAGAATAACCTAGATCCAAGATACAAAACACCCTTCAAAAAGGGGTACTATGTACTGAAACAGTGCCACGAATGGCAATACGTTCCCGAACTAGGACAAAGTGTTTGGGTAGAAACGAGTGCCGAACAAGTGACGCCATACAGGGCAACCAAACAGGAAGCTGAGCAGGATTACGCAAAACTGGGGTTTCCTGTACGCCCTACCGCATTCGTACAATGCAATGATCATATTGTACTAAGCGTATCATGGACACGATACATAGTACAATGCGGAACGATTTTATAATAGAAATATATTGCCACATGTTAGCATAGACGTACGTTGGGGCTTTTTGCCAACATATCATCTTATGACACCCCGGCAGTAATACGGCTGCCGGGATTGTGGGAAAAAGATATTAAAAACGAATAATTAAATAAAGGAGGAAATAATATGTTCATGATTTGCATTTTGATTTGGTTGGCTGTTGGAGTAGGTAAGGAGCTGACTGGGAACAACGGTTTTTAAACCGAATTATCCGCCAAAGGTTCAACGCCTTGCAAGTGGTGCAAGTTCCACGGACGGAACTATTACTAACAATTAAATGATTGAATTATGAAACGAATTGTAACTTTGGCTTTATTATCATTAAGCCTATCATCATGTAGTGAATACTTCGATAAACAACATAGTAAGAATGAACTAAAGAAAAAGTATTCTTTCGCATTAAATTACTATGTTGAAAGATTGTCCGAAACCGGGAATGCAATGGCTAAAATTAGCTATTGTCCGTTATTTGAATCATACAGAGATAGTATCAACAAATACACAAGACTTTCAAATGAGCTTGATTACTAACTTAAAAACAAAAGAATATGGGAACGAACAAACAACTAAGTATTAAGCAAATTATTTGCTCTAACATTATAGCAGCCGAAAAAGTTGCCGGGGATGTGTGTCAAGGTCTTGCCATCAAGCTGGCGAAAGCGTTTATATACGATAGCCGTGATATTGATGCCGATGAAATCTCATACATTAGCCAACAATGCGAAATTGCGCTTCAAAATATATCCGAATTAGGGCTTACAGAAGCCAAGAACAACGAAACGAATAATATAATAGCGAATTTAATCTAAGGAGGGGTAATTTATGAAAGTAGTAGAATATGGTCGTGTATCCACTGACAAACAAACATTGGAGCAACAAAACAGAACCGTCCAAGAATGGTTGAAAAGAAACGGTTTAAAATCCGACATTGTGATAACGGAAGAAGGAATATCCGGCGGTGTAACCTATAAGAAAAGAAAATTAGGTACTGATGCACTCCCATTGCTGGAGGCTGGAGATATGCTGATAGTAGCCGAAATTTCCCGTTTGGGGCGTTCTATGAGCGACTTAAACAAACTTATCAATGATGAACTAAAACCGCGTAAAATACGTCTTGTAATTGTTCAAATGGGTATTGATTTAGATTGCGGTAATATAAAGGCAATGGACGAAATGATATTGTTTGCCTTTTCTTTTGCTGCCCAACTGGAAAAAGAACTTATACAGGAACGAACTAAATCAGCATTGGAAGTAAAGAAAAAACAAATTGAGGAAAACGGTTATTTCATTTCCAAAGCTGGGAACAAATGCACCTCTTTAGGCGGTACTACATCAGGTCAGGCAAAAGGCGGTAAGGCGAACGGGGAAAAGAGAAGAAAGGAAGCGATGAACGATGAAAAGAACAATATGATAGCCGCCATGTTGGAGGGGTGCAATACTCCGCAAGACATTGACAAGGTAGTTGAACGACTGAACGCAAGAGGTATTTTGACAAAGACCGGGCTGCCCTTTACCCGGAATCGCCTAACTGCCTTACGGACTAAGATTAATAGACGCACTGAATATATTCAAAGTATGCTTTAAAACATACTTTGTGAAACGAATTACTGATTTATAAACGATAATTTTGCAACACATAACGCTTAGCTATCGGCATGACGGGCAAGGATTATGAAGAAATATTATATTGTATACCCAAGAAATTTTGCCAACGAATTTACGCTATTCTTTGTGAACGTAGGCGATAAAGATGATACGGAATTACTAAACGAACTTCTTGAAAGAAACTCTTATGACCCGAATTACGATTGTCATAGGATAACAAGAAAAGAAGCTGAAAGAAAAGCATCCCAAGACAGAAAAAGAGGGGTTTACTATGGGTGCAGCGCATTTGACGAAAATGTAATTCACATCACTGAAGTAGAAGTATAAAAACAGAGGCGGAGAAATCCGCCTCTTCACTATGCAATAAATTACATAGACATACTAATTTGTGAGCAAATCACAATGACATTTCTAATGTTGTTTCAATCCACGCACCGAAGTGCGACTAACATCGTTGATGTTCGATGCAAAGGTGCAACTTTTTGAATTAACGAGCAACAAATTATTAATGTTATAAAACATATTAATTATGATAACATCAACCATGACAGCAGAAGAATTGCTTGACGAAATAAGAGCTGATTATCCAAACGTGCTCACTATCTCCGATGGCAAGGACGCTAAGGTCATCCGGATAATCAAAAAATCCGTTCTGTTTCCGGTGCGTATCCACTCTTTTGTCACCACTGTGCGAAAAAACAAGTGGCTGATATTATGGGAGGCTCACAGCAAAAAAGAGATAGGAGATGATTGCCGTATCTCCTTCGTCTGCTACCACGATACCGGGCATGGCAAGTATGCCTATATGCCTACCTTCGTCAAAGGTAAAATGGTTCTTCTTGCGTTTCCTCCACACATCTTTTCCCGATTTGCCGAGCGGATGGGAATTAACTTTACAGGCACAAAACTGATGAAACGGTACTTCGAGATCAATAATAGCTATTCGTTTAACTTCTCGACCGAAGAAGTAGATGGTGGGCATCGTGAAAATGTGTTCGCCACCTGCCGGGAAGGCATTGCGATGGGATTCAAGGCTGTAGGGTTGGACGTCTTTCTCTTAAAAACTTTCATAACTTACGATATGTGCAAAGGCGAACAGATAGGGAATTTTGCAAAAAGTGAGGAGTTTCGCAGACTAGTACACGAAGAAATGAGTAAGGTATCCCAGTGAGCTACCACTAAACTAAATATTTAGGGAGCCTTATAAAATTAGGGAGAATTACAGGCACAACGATATCACCCTTGCCAACACGGCAAGAGGTATCAGCCTGTATATCCACCTCTCTATACGTTCCATCGCATCACAGCAAGTAAACGACAAAAATACCAGTGAGGCACATCATCAGCATGTTCAAGCAATATGTTCAACTTATCTTCTTCCATATTCTGTTAACATAAAAAAAGCGGTAAAACCCGTTGGGGATTACCGCTTAATGCTAAATAGTTACTTTATTTTGCGTTTTTGAATATTTAATTTTATCTTTGCGCCATGAAGATAGCCCTTGATACATTGAAAGGCTACGTTGACCGTAGCTCACTAGTGTAGATGTATGGGGGGTATCTTTTTTTGCACCTTTAGATTGCAGAACAAAACTACAATTCGAAAAAATTATTTATCAATCTTTTTCATTTCCTTTGCTGTCATTTTAAGAGCTTTTTTAATTATAGGCAATTCTTTTTCTTGTGGCAACTGTTCAGGTTTGCGCCCAGTATTTTGTTCTACTATATTTCGGACTTGTCTTCCAACAGTATAGTGTGTTTGTTCTAAATTAGCTTGTCCAGATATTTGTTTACTCTTTATAAGCTCTTCGGTTTGGGTAACACGGAATAGATTGGCAGCAAGTTCGGTACGGCTCATTCTGTCAAATAGCTTTCCTTTTTTAACGCCACGTTTCTTTTCAAGCTTCCACGATTCCATATTATACATACCCAGATAACCTGCATTTTGAAACTTTGCATAATCAGTAACATTTGCGGCTTTTGCTGTTGAAGCGAGAGATTTGTTTCCATCTGCAAGTTCTTCACGTATTAGCACGCGGTCTATTTCCTGATTGTTTTCAATGTATAATTCAAATTTTCGTGTTTGCTGTGCGAAATAAGCTTGCGCCAATGCTACTTCTGGCTTCTTTGGATCGCCATTCATAGCAGCAAGATAACACGCAAAACGTGTAAGTTTGAAGTCTTGGAACTCAACACCATTATTATTGCGTTTCACAGCTATTATATTTTCATAATGAGGAATGTTGAGCGAAACAAAAGCCTTTGTCGCGCGGTCAAGAACTTTACAAAATGCTTTCATATCATTATATCCAAGCATAACCATTACTTCTGAGGCCCACCAATAAACGATGCCGTTTTGGTTTTTAAAGTCTTCAAAAGAAAGAATCGCATTGTTGTTTTCTTGTTCCATTTCCATCTATAATTTAAAATTCGGCTCAAAGATAGAATAAAGTATTTGTTATTCCAATAATATCATATAATTAAGATATATAATTTTATTGGATTTATGTATATAATTTCACGACTATTTTGTAAAAACGGTAATTCCAACAAGTCAAAGAACGCTTCTGTTCGATTATTATTTTTCCATTCCCTTTCTGCAATGTTCACATAAGAACTTTTTGGCTACAGGGAACATCTTTTGACCGACATATCCACTGAGATATTGCGCTTCCTCTCCATAAGGATCAATCCCGAAAGCCTTGGAGATATGCCGGCACAAATGACCTTTTTCGTGGTCCCACGAATTTTGAAACTCTTCGGGGGTAGAGGTTAGTGAGATAACCATTACTGTCTCTCTTTTCCTGTAGTCCGAATAGGTTAGACCGGTATTCATTCTGCCTTCGGTCAGATTGCGATACGCACGCTTGAGGGAATCCCCCCTGCATCCTATACGGTACAGGTCCATAATGATCCGATCCGCCCAATAGGTGTGTACCGCATAATACACTTTGACGTGCCAGTCTCCATATTTCGGTATGTAGAACTCCTGAATAATCATATCACATCCGACCAGATTACAGGAATCCCTTTACCTATACAGGTGGCAAAGAACTCGTCAAACGCCCTGCAAGGATCGCCATCAATATCATCAAGGTAGCATTTTATATGCTTGCATAAGTGAGCCTCGTCAACCAATGATTTTTTATAGAAATCCGCTTTCAGCATGTTTGCGACATAAGCAACGTCATAACCCTTGTCGTGCTCAATGGTAATTCCGTTCGCTTTCAGCATATCGTCCACTTCATCTTTGCTCCACGGCTCCAGCTTTTTCTCTTTCCCCGTGGCTTCGTCTTTCACCTTCATTTTTGAAACGGCCCATTCATAAAGTTTCTTGCTGAAATGAAAGCCGTATGCTTCCAGATATTCCCTCATGCCCGATGGAAATCTGCTGTATGTATCCAATCTCTGTTCCATAACCTTTATTTAAAAAGAGGGGCATTCCACCCCTCCACCATTAATAAAACTCACCGTTAGCGCGTCTGCGTCTGCGTTCGCCCATGTCATCCATACGCGGATATTCAGGAAAGTATCCGGGGTATCTGCGTTCATCCATGCCGGATGAGCTTCCACCACCTGAATAACTTCTTCCACCATCACGGAAACCCATTTCTCCGCGCATTTCTCTCATGGCTTTTTCGTAACCTTTGCGGCAGCCTTCCTTATAGGCTTCCTCCACCTCGTCACCTCTCATACCGAAGCCGCGTCCGTAATCGTCACGCCCTTCTTCTAATATTTCCCACATTCCCATAATCATTTCTTTGTTTTGGATGTTTCAACCACTCCGAGCTGTTCCATGAGCCGTTTGTTCAAATCCATAAGGTCAGACATATTCTTGCTCATTTCCGCCATTTGCCCTTTCAGAGAGGATATTTCCTGCTCCTGACGTTGTTTCTCGGCAAATTCAGGGTTCAAGAGCGTAAGCATCTTGTCACACCCTGCAATGACGGAATTGTGGAAGTCCATACTGTTGATGATGTCTATGCTTTTCTGTTTCATAGAAGCGACCTCGTTATTCATAGCATCACGCGAGCATGACACTACGATATTCCCGTTCTGTCCGAAGTCGGCTATATCCATGCCGGCAGGAAGATTTTGGAATGTCGTGTTCTGCCCGTTGATGCAGACAACAACATCCACAACCATTTCCATTTGGGGCAACTGTCCCATAGGGGATGCCATAGGATATTTCGGCTTGGGAGCGGAAACGCTGACCACCGGGCCGTATTCGATAAACGGGTTAGCATCCTTATGAAGTATATACAATTGGTTATTGGTACGAAGTGATTGAAACATGATTGTTTAATTTTAAGGAGTGTGGTTATTCCCATTTTGGGAACCACCACAAAACTCCATGTTAATTATTACTTGCTCCGTAAAGAAGCGGTTTCTACTGTAGGAGCCGGAGCCGTTGTCGGTCTGTACCCTCCATTAACAAGATACAATTCGTTGGTGTACTTGTTATAATGAATCTCATAGATGCCGGTTCCAGCCAAGTTTGCAACAGTCACAGGCTCATTGTTATAAGCCATCAACGGTCTTGTGTCCCCATTAGTTCCTATCAATATCGGAAGTGTAGCAGTCGTACCGGCAGGTATAGCTTGTCGGAGACTGATATAGAATCCCCCAACATAATCCCTGTTACGGAACGCATGGTTTGGGAGTTCCAAAGTCACGTTCTCCGTGCCGACCGTCACCGCCACCGTAGGAAGAGTGTTGTAATTCACTCTGCCCAGCGTCGGGAACGGAAAGGGAAACCCTGTAAAAAAGTTAGGCCACATATCTACCTCCTTTCTTACCGGATTAACCCCAGTAGTTGTTGCAACCACATCCACTACGTCCGTATACAGCGTCACCCATATATGCACCGTAGGCGGCTGCACGGAAACAATCTGTATTAATGGCGGTTAAATTGGGGTATTGAACACTCACAGTATTGGGGAGCTTGCATTTGATTCCATCAACATCGCTTTGTAATGCCTGCAATCCGGCTGCCAAAGGAGCAATCTGTTGTCCTACTGCACTCAGGATAGTGGCGTTCTGATTACGCTGGGATATTTCGGCTGTTAAAGTAGCCTTTTCCGCAGTAAGAGATGCGATCTTGTCCTGCAATGCCTGATTTTGAATTGCATCAAGTTTGGCAAGGATAGCATTCGTGTTGGCAGTAGCACCGTCACGCAATGACAATGTGTTTTGGTTAGCAGTGTTGATTAATGCGTTAGTTTGGTTGCACATTGCAAGCTGACTCTCGTATCCTTGTGTGGTTACAAGCTGTTTCATATCGCAGCAACAGCTACAGATCTGAGATGTCAGAGCGTTGTTACCTTGCATAATCGCAGTCAGGATACTGTTGGTGTTCTGACCCATTTGGTTACCGAGACCGCAGATTGCCTGTGATACAGAGTTAATACCGGCAAGGATTTGGTCTGAAGAGGTGTTAACAGCTTGGGCTAATGATGCAATGTCCACACCGTTCCGGTTAAGTGTCTGCATGATCATTTCTCTTCCTTCATCGGCACCCTTATTGTTGTTGCCACCGAATCCAAAGTTTCCGTTACCGAAGATGGCTGCAATCACAATCAATGCAATGATGTCCTGAAACCCTCCATTGTTTCCGAAAAAGCCGCCGTTTCCATTTCCTCCCATCAGCCCCATCAGATAGCCTGTGTCAATTCCACGGCTCTGCAAGGACGGAAGAATGGACGCAAGCAGACCATTGTTTGCTCCGGTTCCACCGGAAGGTTCTCCAAAAATATATGTTCGATCCATACTAAAAAAATATTATGTTCCGACCAATATTAGTCGTACTGCAAAAATATAAATATGGAACGTGTAATAGAAAAATACTTTTCACGAATAAAAGAAGAAATCTTCTTATTATGAAGAAGTTTCATTTTGCGTAGAATAAGCATATCTCCAAATATAATTACCCGCAGTTTTTTGTTTCCCTTTGCAGTTTCGCTGTATAGTAGTTGAGGATATATTAAAAGTTTTTGCAGCTTCTGATATGCTTGAAAATTCTCTTATTAAATTCAAATTCAAATCATACTGTCTAACTGGTTTTGACAGCCTGTCAATATATTTACCTTTAAATCTTTGAATTTTATCTAATGTAGCACGTTTATGATTTATAAGAGTTAATCCATTGTTGTGATTCTGTTTACTTGTACACCAACGTAAGTTTTCGACTCTATTATCACTTTTTATTGTATTTATATGATCTACTTGTAAATAGCCATTAGGATTTTCAAGAAAAGATAAAGCCACAAGGCGATGAATTTTAAAATTTTTCATTTTTAAGTCTTTATGCAAGCTAACTACTAAATACCCATCACTAAGTGGGCTTGGAGTTAATATACATTCTTTTACTTTGCGATAATATATTTTACCTTTTTTATTGTTGGCAACTATTCTTTCTAAAGATTTGATTCTACCTAGATTACTAACTTGGTATATTCCTTCATAGTCTTCGATGTCTTTCCAAATTTCCTTCATACAATATCATTTTGAATATTACAAATATAGTATTTAATCATGACATATCAAAACGATAATGTAATTTATCATATTATCAAGTATGCAAATATTGGGCATTAATTATGAATCTAATATATAACTTTTATGTCAATTTTTTGAGTATGATTTATAATATAAGAAATGCTTCTTGTGCTTAATCCAATACGCTTCTGTATTTGAGTATAAAGATATTCTTTTGAAACATAACGCCCAGCTTCTCCAAGTTTATCAAGTTCTTCTTGATAAATATCGTGTACTAAATTATCACGTAATATGGAGGAAGTTCTTCGGGTGTTTCCTACTTTATGCATAAGTATTTGTATTTTGTATCCCGGTCAAAATTGACCGTATGCAAAAGTACATATGTTGTAACTCATGTAAAATCAGTTGTTTCCCAACAAATTCTTTATATTATCCCAATATATTCTCATCATTTTCCCACTCTCTATCCTCTCATGGAAATTAGATATCATGTAGTTGACTGCACGTTTGGTTTTGTGGATATGAGCGGCTATCTGTGAAGGGTACATGCCACTTTCGAAAAGAAGAGATACAAGAAGATACCGGGCATCCACTGTCTCCATATTCTTATCAGACGATAATATTTGGTCAACAGACACTTCTGTTTCTTTTGAAACAATATTAATTATTTTGGCAAAGATTTCTGACTTGCACATGTTTTTTCTGATTTTTTATTCTTATCTTTGCCATGCCACATAAAAAAACTTGATATATACATAAACAAAGCATAAGATACCGTGTTGAAGATATTAAGCCTCCAACGTACGGTGTCTTATGCTTTTTCAAATTTTTATGTGGCAATAATTATTTGAACGTTGGGGGCTTTTTTTTGATTCTAAGCCCCTGAAAGAATTACTTTTATTAAATGAGCTTTTCTATTATATGCCACACTTCTACCTGTGGCGGATAATACTTGATGTTGCTATTTCATCTTTTTACCTCCTTTCTGTTGATTACCATATTCTATAACTTATTCCTGCGATAACCGCAGGACAAAAGCCATCCTTGCCAAATCCATAACCGGCTGTTATCCCCAGACCCCATCTTCTAGGTCTTATCTTCACCGTGTGATAGATATCGTTTGTTACTGTCTGTGTTTTAGAGCAAACATAGATACTATCTAGGTTAGGTCTGTAACCACTCACATAAGCGATGTAATCACTATCTCTGTATATCTTCTGCTCAACAGGAAGAACAGTGTCTCCTACATGGATTGTATCACCATCATGCCAACACAGTATTGGAGAAGGAAGATAATACTTTACAGTATCTCTCTTTATAATGATACTTGTACTGAACACCGTATCCGTTCTTTCCTCTATAACTGCTTCGGGGGATGGCTTTACAAACCATCCTAAACCGAAAGCGAGTACAATTATTAATATATAAGGAAGCCATTTCATATTATTGTATTTAAATAAGTACCAATAGCAATGCTATCGCTATCGCAATCCATATATAGATCCTTTGTCTCATCCCTCAAATTTTATATCGTTGATACGGTTCATCCAACCACGTTTGAACTTGTTGTTTGCTGGGCGTTTCCGGCATATATCCTCGATGAAATCAAACCGTGCAATCTTGATCTGATCAAACAGTTCACGGGGATTACGGGAATTAACTGCGGCAAGTGTCTTAGGTCCGACAATGCCATCAGGAATCACACCAACCAAATCCTGCGGTACTTTAATACCATGTGCCCCAGAAGCCCATACAAAATCGCATACTATCTCTGCTATACTTTGGCTTTTTATTTCATCCGCATTCCATCTATCCCAATACAACATCTTCAAGATACTTTTCCAATCGTTATATGACAAATCCATCAACCTTTCGGTCGTAGGTTTGGGATAACCTTTTCTACGACAATATTCCTCATAGGTAGCCATTGTCACACCTACCATAGTTTGTCCTCCTAAATCATCGGGATCATCAGCCCATCCTGTTTTTCTTGCTCTTTGAAAAAGAGACTCATTGGTTTCATTGCTTTTCTTACTTATACCAGCTTCCCATTTTATAAGAAATGGTATGAAATGTTCAATATTAGCCATTTTTCTTTTCCTCCTTATCTTTAAATTATAAAATTACTATTATTTTTGTCGCAAAAAATATGGACTTATCAGAACTTATTAGAAGCTATACTCCTGAACAGAAAAATGTGTTTAGTGCTTTTCTCATCCAACTACCATTAATATTTACTATAATGTATTTATACATACCTGCTTTTAAATCCTTAGAGCTTTATTTGCAAGTAATTTTTGCCATATCTGCGTCTACATTATCTATTTATTATTCTTTTTGTTTGTTATGTTTATGCTCCGTTTGTTCCCGATACAGGTTTAATATGGAAATACCTATACTTATTATGCCAACATTGACAGCTGCATTTCTTTTACTGCGTTCGCCAGAAAGCTATTTAAACGGGCATGAATATGTATTAAGAATAGCGCTTAAATGCACGTCATATTTCTATGGATTCATCGGAATTACAGGATTCTTTTACCGAAAATGCGTAGATTATGGCATAAAGTGCAAAAGGCGCAATAAAAATAAAATCAATTAAACTCATTTCTTTTCCTCCTTTTTATTTTCTGTTATTATTTCATTTATATCCTCTTTTTCTACATCAAGCACCTTCTTACCAAACAGACCTAACGCCTTAAGCATATTAAAGCTGTATCCTTTGGGCTTCAATATATTTGATATGATAGAGCAAAATTCAATGAAGCAAACTAGCAAACAGGAGTATATGTCTATATCCCATTTGCTGCCGGATGCAATGTTTATCATGACAACCATACAAACAAAGGCGAAGTAGGTTACAAGTTTACCCATTGTGCGGCGTATTGCACTAGAGAAACGAACCTTTTCGCCCATCAAAAGGCTTTTCCTTATTCCAAAAGCCAAATCACATATCACTACCGCAAATGATACAATAATCCAAGGTATCATGTGCTCCAATGATTCTGCTATAAAACCGCTTACTATTACGGAGAAGCCACCCGGTATGGCTTGGGTTGTTATACTATCTCTTACCATCAGAATGATTATTTAAATGTATTAATTAATTAGTCACTTATGAATACTCTTAGTCCTGCTCCCCTTGAATTTGAATTTGGCGCGAATACACGGTCTATTCTATCTGAAATAATCTCCAAATATCCCGTCTGCGCTTTCAATTCAATTAGCATGGGGTTTGTTTCAGCTTGTGATTCCAAACTATATCGAGCGTCTAACAGATTTCTGATAGCTGTTATGTCAGTAGTTTGCTGGCTTACAAAGAACCTGATAGAGTTTAGTAATGCCTCAAGCGCCTCGGCGGTAGTCTCTGTTATACCTTGTATGCTTTGGGTGAGAGCGGACAGATTTGCTTTACCTCCGGGTTCCCATCCTATTTGGTTAAAAATTTCTTCTGCCGCCTCGTTATATTCACCAAACACTCCCTGCATCCTGTCTGACCAGTCTTTGATGGCTTCGGTATTAATATCATTCGGCTTTAAAAAATCCGTCCATGCCTCTTGAAGCTTTTTGTATTCCTCACTATTTTCTATCTCATCAGCAGCGGCATTAGCCTTTTTTGCGACACTTTTTATAACCGAATTATTGGCTGTGTTTCTTAGCCTGGTTATTTGGGCTTGAAGTTCAAAATACCTTTCTTGATCCTCTTGCTCCATAGGTGTTTTTGTTGCAATAATCTCATCAAATTCTTCAAACATTTTTCCGAAGAACTTGTCAGATAATCTTAGAAGTATCTGTTGTTTTACATAGTTTTCCATGAAATCATCAAAACTGTCTTGAAGTCCAGATAAGCCATCCCCTGTTTCTTGAAATGCTTCCAACCATGCCGATGCAAAATTCTCAGCCAATGTTTTGAAATTTTCATCGGAGCCTACACCGCCAAGTTCTGCTATCATGTCATTAGCACTGTCAGCCAAAGTATCCCTAAGATCTTCAATCTGTTCCTGCCATTCGTTTATTTTATCCCAGTCAGTATCTTTCTTGTCTCTTTCGGCGGCTATCATGGCATTGAGAGATACTATCTGTTTGTTTATGTTCTCATCAAGTTCATTCCCATATTCTTGTAGCTTTGTTATATCCCATACATTGTCTATACTCTCTTTTAGCTTGTCGTATTCACGTTCCAGCTTCTTTATCTTTCTTTCATGTCCTTCTATTTCTTTTTGCAGTCTTGCATCATCCGATCCGAACAAGGCACTTACTGTTTTTGCCAAGCCCATTGCCGCTTGAAGATATCCAACCGGACCTTGTGCTATTCCTGTTGCTATTTGTGCTATACCTCCTGCCGCTTCTGCCGTGCGGTTGATAACGTCTTTTGTACCATCAGACATTGAGCCGAAAACATTTTCAAGGTCACTGGCAATTTGTGGCAATGCGGATGAGAATTCTGAAAAGATCCTTCCTGATTCTCCGATTTTATTTTTCAGAGTGTCGCCTAGATTTTGCCCATTCCTGATTTGTTCGGCGGTTTCTTTTGATATTTTCTTTTCAGCGGTAAGTTGCTTTAGTATTATATCAAGTTTGGATTTTTCTGTTTCGAGCTGAACTGACAATTGTCTGGCTTCTTTAGAAAGAATGCCAGACGTTGCTACTGCCGCATTATATTCTTGCCGTTTCTGTTCGACAATTTTCGATTGTTCGTTGCTCAGGCTTGTATAATAGCCAACCGCATTGTTGGCTCTTATGTTTTCCTCTTCAAGTTCCTTTCTCTCTTTTAGGAACTGAATATACTCTTTCACTCCCGAAGTAAGACCGATGAAGGGATTTTTTTTAGCAATCATTTCATCAATTTTCTCTTGTTGGTTGATGATTGCTTTCAGTTGGTCAGCCGGAAGATCCTTCAGATTCTCACGCAAACTCATAAGTTTGTCACGCATTGCTGTGAGCATACGTGTGGATGCACCTTCAATGTTCTCGAACATTGAGATATACATATCCGAATTTTGGAATTGTTTCCATGTATTCTCGTCAGACTTCTTGTTGTACTGACTTGTAAGGTTGGATTCATACAGCGTTTTTTGTTCATCGGTTAGTTTAGCTCTTTGTATTTTAGCTCTTTCCTCATAATACCATCTGTCAAGTTGCAACCGATCTGTGAGTTGTGATTTGTAATTCTTAGTTAGTTCGATAACAAGGTCTTGGCTTTCCTTTATGCGTTGCTGTTCAAGCTTCTTTATTGCATCTTGATAATCTTTGTATTGTTGAGTATTCGGGTCTTTGTATGTGTCACCGTACTTTGTTTGAAACTCAATTTCAATCCCTTTCTGCACATCTTCCAACGTCTTGGCAAGTCCGGGGAACAACTGTTGAACCTCCGCTTCGGAAAGTCCTGCATCTTTCAGTTTCTTGTGCAAGTCCAATCCGTTGAACATGGATTCAATGTTATCTTTAGTTTTGTCTAGCTGCTTTTTAAAATCATCTGCATCCTTTTCGTCAAACAAGACATTAGCATCTTTTTGTGCTCCTATCTTCTTCCTAAAGTCAGTAATAATCTTTGCAAGTTCCTGCAAAGCCTTTGCCGTATTTTCCTTATTAGGCAAGAATGCTTCCCCTATGATATTTTTAGGCATCTGAACATCTTTCAATTGTGAAGCATAACGCTCCATAACAGTCATAGCTGCCTTATCACTGCCCATTACCTTATTCAGCTTCTCGTATTCCTTGTTAAGTTCTTTAATAAGAGAAATGCGTTCTGCTAATATGTCACGTTCATGTTTGGGGTTTGATTGAGGATCTTCTTGATTTATTCCTGGTCTAAGAGGAACTTTTATATCTCCCAAGTTATATATATCGTATGCAAGTTGCTTCTTTATATCAGACCATTGTTTGGAAAAATCTCCTTTATCTATTAAAATCTTAAATTGTTCTCTTGTCTTATTACCTTTTATTACCTCATCATTTACGGAATCAAAGATTTCACGTATTTCTTTAGTCGCTTCTTCTTTATCTTTCTCCAAATCTTTCTTTGTCCCAAGAAATGAGCTGGCGATAGAACTTTTCTTACCTGCAAAAAGAACACCGTTCTGTAACTTCTCCAAGTAGTCTGCAAGTCTTTTGTAGTAGTCAATTAAATTCTCTCCTTCTTTCTTTCCTTTTACTAGTTCTTGTATGTATTCTTTTGCTCCTTTGCCTAAGGAGGTTGATTCTTCTGAAATCCTTAATAATTCAGCTTGTATTTTGTTACCCTTCGCTATAAAGTCATAGAAAGCGTTTTCGTATTCGTCTAAATCTGTTTCAATATCATCATTACCTATCAGCCATCCTTTCTTTCTGTTTTCTGCATAGTTGGCTTCAATCTTCCTAATATCTTCCAAGAATTCTGTATATTGTTTTTTATACTCTTCAAACTGTTCTTTTGCTTCTTTTTCTGATATATTAGGCTTTATCTCTATTTCAAATCCTTCATTATTCATCTCTTTTACAAGGGATGATAACGCTTTTTTTGTATCATTTTTAGCTATTTCATCTATTTCTCCTATTCTTAACTGAGCTGTATAATATTTATTGCTACTTTCTCGTAATATTTTGTTGTATTGAGAATGCACATTCCACAACTCATTAACAAGTTGTAAAGCTGTTCCAAGTGCTATTAACGGAAATGATGTTTTGAACGCTAATCCCAAAGAACGTAATGCGGTTTCTGCTTTTGTAAAAGCAAAGGAAAGTAAACTAACCCCATTTGCAGCGGCTTTTATCTTAGGGAGTAAAACCATTGAACCAACTACAATGCCAAACGCTTTTGCCACTTCGACAACTGTTTCCCAATTATCAATCAATACCTTAATAGAATCAATAGAGCCTTTCAGTGTATCTTCATTAGCCTTACCGATTGAGTTAAGCATTACATCGATACTGTCCTTCAAGTTGGAAATTTTACCTTGTAAAGTTTCGGCTTGGATTTCTTGCATATTGTAGAAAATACCCTCTTTGGAAGTCAAGTTTTCAAACACCTGTTCAACATCCTCAAATGTAACCTTACGTTTGGAAATCATATCTACAATCTGTGCCGTGGTATAATCTGCTTGGTCTCTTGTTTTGAACAACTTTTGAAGTTCCCCATACATATTGATACCAGCTTCCGTAAACTGACGAACTTCCGTACCACGCAAATACGCTGCCGCTTTGACCTGCCCATAAGCAAGAATAAGTCTGCCCATATCAACACCTAAACCTGCGGACACATCGGCAAGTCGTTTTGTCGTGTCATATAACTTATCGCTCTCAATACGGTATGCTGCAAGCTGTTTTGTGAATGTAACCAGTTCCTTAATTTGGAATGGTGATTTTACAGCAAGTTGGACGGTCTTGTTGAATATCTGGTCCGCTTGCGCCTTATTCTGTAAAATAGCTTCCAAGGAACGTTGCTGTAATTCAAATTCTCCACGTACATTTGCCAACTTGCTGATATAACCTTCAATCTGTGACACGGAGAACACCAAGGCAAGCTGACGGCTTAATTGCCCGGCTGTATCCATTAGGTTGCGATGACGTGTAGCAAACTGCTGTGATTTAATACCTGCATCAGTCAACGCTTGGTTGTGTTTTGCGATGGCTTGGTTTATCTGATTGAGCGTGCTTTTATAGTTGGCATCGGTAGTATTCAAAGATAAACGAGCTTTTTTTAGGTACTCTATTGCCGTGATTTGCCGTTGAAGTGTATTTGCTGTTTTAGAAAAGTCAAGCGCACCCTGTGCGGTTGTATTCTGTTTGTAGTTTTGTGCTTTTGCCAAATCTGCCGAAGCCTTATAAGCACGTCTGTCAGCAGCTATTCTTCTTTCCGTCTCTTTTTCTTTAGATTGGGCACGTTGCTCGTCCGTCTTTCGTTGCTCGTCAAGCTCCATCTTCATGTAGCGCATGGCTTCTACCGCAGCCTTTTGTTGCGGCTTTGACAAGTCCATGTTCTCAATGTATTTTTTCAAATCCGAATACCCCTGCTTCAATCCGGAAATATTAAAGTTAGCGAATGAACCTTCTCCGATTTTATTGTTTCCTATTCTGTTTAGCAAATCTGCCGCACGTGAAAGGCTTTCGTTCAGAGAAGTAGTCTTTCTCGTAGTCTCTTCCGCACCTTTTCCTGCTCCTTCAAATGGATTACCTTTTATAGCATCTATCTTTTTGGCTAACGAAGTGATAGCATTCTCTAACTTGCTTGTATCTACTACCACACTGCCAAACCCGTTTTTCAACGCATCCGCGGCCGTATGTGCGTGCTTCTCTATCTTCTCCAGCTTCTCATCGAAACTATCCAACTTCTTTAATACATCAGGGGTTATGTTGAGGAATGCTCCTGCTTCATTATTTGACATATCGTTATCCTTTTTTATTAATTATGGGCATACCCAAATCATTCAAATTCTTCAAATCGTCAACCGAACCTATCTTGCTGACCTTCTTCTTTTTCTTGTCCTTGTTTCCGTATTCTACATGGGAAAAATCAAACGAGCTTAGCCGTACCTGCCCGACCGTCATTCTCCATAAATATTCTTCACGAGAGCACCAAGTGTTGGAGCGCAGAAAATCAATCATCTGCCCCCATTCGGTACGAGATATTATCAGCTTTGTTCCGTTTTCTTCATCTTCCTCGCTAGTGTCATTTCCCTCACGGTCTGAATCACATTGATACTCTCGAAAAAAAAATCCGTGCTTATGAGGTTAAGGATTTCACCGAGCAATAAAGCCCAATCCTTTATGTCGTATTCCCCCCACATTAGAAGGTCATAGACTTTGTGGTAGTCATCTGAAAGTTCTTTTTTCTCATAATCAGAGAATATCCTGTCCTTGTCATTGAGAAGTGCAAGCGTTATTACATGTGCCACTGCTGGTAGATTTACTGCAAACTCCTTGATAACATCTCCCATGCTCAGTTTCTCTCCTTTGACGATCCGGCACGCTTGTTCGGCTATGAGCCATTGAACACCGGGCTTTAATCCTGTGATACACCATTCCGTACCGTGGAGTTTCATAATGCTTGGGCTGTCGTTCATTATCCTTGCCAAACGTTCCATTGATTCATTGGATACAGGAGTATGAGCTGTTACAGCGTTTTTCTTTGGTTGTGTATCTTTTTCCTTTGCTCTATAAACTGCCATGATTATAAGCATGAAGGGCGGCGGCATGTCAGCCTACCGCCCTGTAAATACTCTAGTTATCTATTATGAACAAGTTCTATTTTGGTAAAGTATAGGCTGAATCTACATAAAATGGTGTTCTAATAGTTTTTTCACCATCGGAGACATTTGCATCATACGCTGTTCCTGCAAGGTTGATACGACCCACATTAGAGTTCAAAGATTCAAGCATTAGTTTTGAGTTAAGTTGGACTTTAGGAACCACAAATGCAGTCATCGTTTCCCCTTCCTCAAACACTACGTCAATCTTTGCATACAATTTCTTATATTGAGCCGGAGCAAAGTATTTGGTAGAGACAGTAGTTCCTGCCGTAAATCCCATGAGAGCGACCAATAGGTCTTTTTGTGTATCTGCAACCTCAGCCGTAAATTGGTATTTGCCAAGCTTCACGATGGAAAGAATGGGGCTGTCGGAAGTTTCGCACTCGATGTCGTTTACATCGTTATCGTCTTGAGCGATTGAAGTGGTATCCTCAACTACATCTTCAAGGATATAAGAGTCACCCTTTGGCACATCGTCTTGTTCAGAGCCAGTGAACAGAGTTGCCACGATGTAAGAAGGCTTGATGAATTTTTTGGCTGTTGCGCCAGTATTGTTTACTGCCATAATTAAAAAATGTTATCCTGTTAATAATCTGTTTACCTTATTGTCACTTCTATATTTATCACGTTGTAGTAGTAGTTCCTATTTTGGTCATAATCTGCATCACGGAAATTTACATCAATCACATAATGGGGGTCTTTGCATGATTCAATAGCCTTGTCAAGCGCAAGTTCCATTTTGTACAGCTCCTTCACGGGCTTCGTGCCGTGACTGTCAACTGATTTTGCGTACAAGAACACGTTGGCAGAACCTTTGGCATAAGCTCCGTAATCTTTCATGGAAAGCACATCAACAAGTACCATTTCTTTCCAATTGCTTTCAACAGTGGCAGGCATATTCCCGATGAACAGGTTGTCGGATATAGCCGCTTTTGTCAGCAGCATGGAAAAAAAGTTTTCCACTTTTGATGTTGTCTTGTATTTGCTATCCATATAATCAGTATTTACCGTTCTTTATAATTCCAAAAGTTGAACCTTTAATTCTGTTACTTAATGCTTTGAGTTGGTTTTGAGCAATGGCGATTACCTCATATTTGTACTTTTCCTGTAATATTTGTCCGTATGGCATTGCGGCTACTATCACAAGGTCAATTCCATCATGAGGCTTATATTTACGTTCAAGAAAATCCGTTATCGCATCACGTCCGTATAGCGGCTCTCTCTCCCAAATTCTTGGGGCTAATGCGTATTTCGTTTGATAACCGCTTTTGGATAGTTTGCCATTAACATATATTCCCCATCCGTAGCTATCATGAAGGTTGTCTGTATCATTTTTATAAGTAACCCTATTCAATTCTTCTGCAATTATTTTGTCAGCTTCTTCCGATAAGAACTTTATAAGTTTATTCAATGAATCTGTCTTAACCTTCTTTGCCATAGCCTACACCTCGCTCATTTTAATATCAACTGAGCAACCACCAAGTTGACTATATTCAAGCCCTATAACCCTGCCTTGGATTGGTATTGCATAATCCTTGCATTTAAAATTGGTATTGAAACGTATAGGTAGCTTCTCACCAACTTTGCACGGAAAAAATACTTTATAGTCAGCCATGATAGTACCAGAATTAATCAGCTTTGCAGCCTGCTGTATGTCACATTCAGTTTCAAGAAGGATGGTCTCTCCCGTAGTGGGAACTTCGGGAGAACTATCCGTTTTTTCATTCCCAAGCAAGTCACCGTCACCGAGAAGGTTCCCGTCTTCCGGCTTATTCGTTATCACGGTGTAGAATGTGCCATGAAACGGGTATTCTGCTATTGCTTTTCTTTTGAGACGCATAAACTATACATCTAATGAATTTTCATTGACCCAACTCATACTACCCGAATCCATGCTTTTCAACGCTTCTTCTTCACCATACTTTTTGTACAGTGCTTTCAGACGGTCTTTCAAGTTTTGGATTATGGCAGCCGTTACCGTTTCACTACCTATGTCCTGTTTGTAACTGCCATGTTGGAGTGATGATGAAGCCACAGACCACGGACCGTTAATGACAAGCTCGTACAGTGCGATAAGGCAATGGTCTTTAGTGCATTCATCTATTTCGGAACGGTCTGAAATAAACATCAAACCGTTTTCGTATGCGATATTTTCAAGCGCATCATCTTCAAAGACAAATCTCGTAAGCCCATTGAGGTATGCTATCGGGTCAAATGATTTTTCCATAACTACTACGCAATGTATTGTACATTTAATCGTCTGCCTGACTTGTGTCTACAATTACGTGATTACGGAATGTTTTCAGTGCAGGACAAGCTGACATCATTACATCAGTATGCCATTCCTTATACAGCCCGTTGTTTGTTGTTGTATTCACAATCGTGCAGAGACCATCGTTAGCCTGAGCAAAAATCTTGGTTATTACGCTTGAACCATACTTATCAAACATCTGTTTGTCTAGGTTATTGGTGTATTCAAACTCACAAGCATATCCGGCAGGGCGGAGAACAGCAATCTTATCGTCCCAACCTTGTACGAATGTGTCTCCGGTATTGGTAAGATTACGCTCACGTTCTTCAACAATTTCAATTGGAGATACACCGGGATAATCACGGAAAGCAGCTAAGAACAACTCTCGTGTAGTAGGTGCAGTAGCGGTTGTTGCGATGTAAGCTAAAGGATTTTTCTTGAAACTTTCAATCAATTCCTTAACTTCGGCATTTTGCAGCATTACTTCGTAAAACATCTTGCGTGTAACCTGCCATACCATTGCACCTTCATACCCCCATTTTTCACGATATTTATTCTCCTTTTCCGCCATTTGACTGAGAATCTTACATTTTTCGTCTGTCCAAACTACTGTGCCAGCTTTAGTAAAGTTCTCTGTTGGTATATCAGCCTTATGCAACGGAGCTTGAACGCCACGTGCGATATTTCGGTAGTCAATATGACCTTTAGACATTAACTGTGCAGTCATGAAGTTCATGGTTGCGTCCGCACTATCAAGCTGTGACTGTAATGTATGTACCCAAGCGGCTACCAAATCGGCATCGTTTCCAAACAACTCAAACTGTTGTTCTTTTGCTTCACGTTCCATAGCTGTTTCAACGAAACCGGGAGCGATAAAATCAGGAATGGATGCGGTGTACCAGTACAGGCCGTCCTTATCCATTTGATTACTGTCACCAAGAGGTGCACGCAAATCCATCAAAGGAGCGGCTTTCAAGTCACGTCCTTTCACAGAAAAAGTAGCAATGCCATTAGGGGCGGTAGGTGTGGGAGCACCAGCTTTTACACCTTGGGTCTTGTACCAACCATAATTAGTGTATAGCAGACCTTCTGTATTGACAAAGGATTGCAAGAAACGTTGATTGGTCTTGTCTGAAAAGAATCTTGCATATCTGCTGTTATTAAAATCAAATTTAGGCATAGTTTCGTCAATTTTAAATGTTAAACCAACCCTTAACCTTGCTCTTGTTCAAAGCTTTTAATGCAGCCGAAAGAGGTTGCATACGGTCTTCGTAGAGGAATACATCTCCTAATGCCAATGCAGGAGTGATAAGATATCTTGCACCATCGAAATCATCTTCGGATGCAGCCGGGTCAAAAACAAAATCAAAGTCGCAGGGAAGGTATGAGTTAGGATTAGTGACCATAGCTTCTTTACCAGAACCTACTTCTTTCGCTTCAACAAGAACAGATGAAGTTGTTAATGATCCGAGGGGTGCGCTCAATGTAACTTTCCAAACATCGCCAGCCGTTCCGTCAGTCGCTTTTTCAACGGCTGCGACTGTTACCGCTGTGCCTTTTTCTGTCAATGTAGAAGGTGCTACCATAAGGATATCTCCTACGAATGGGATAAGAGAATATCCGTCTCTTTTTAGGTAAATATCTGTGTCTGTAGATTCTGTTGTAGTTTTTGCAACCGCATACGATTTTAAGATACGTATTTCGCTTCCATTAGAACCATTACTGGGAATATATTCAGCGAGCGTTCCGGCAAAAGCTCTTGCATTACCTTTGAATGGGTTTTTAACAATTCCACCACTGGTAGGAAATACAAGTGCGTCCTTCCCGCTCATCTGTAACTTCACGAAGACATAGCGATGACCACCAATGCTTCCGCGAGCCTGAACCAATGCTCTACCGGGAAGGTAGCCACTGTTCAATAGGATTTGCTGATAGAAATCTGACATTTTCTTTTTGGTTTAAATGATTATTATTTTTCTTCTCTGTGCGACTGCTTCTTTACGACAGCAACCACATCGGCAAAGTCATCGGTCTTTTCCTTACCGCCTCCCGTGCCGCCTGGAGTGATGTCGGGTGGAGTGTTAGCATTAAACTTATTGTAGCTCTTGACCAGTCTTTCTGTGAGAGCATCAACATCTGTTTCAGAATCAATGTGAATCAATTCGAGTTGGTCGTTAATCCAATCCTCGTTCTTGACTTCTTTCCCTTTTAAGGCTGATTTGAGTTGATTGCGTTTTTCGGAGATAGTTTTGGCTCTTTTCTCTTCCTCACGTTCTGATTTCAAGTCTTGGAGTTCTTTGAGCAACTTATCCAGTTTGCTTTCGTCTCCTTTGTTATCCTTGCCATCATCCTTATCTCCCTTATCATCCTTTGCGGGGTGATTCTTTTCCCACTCCTTTACGAATTTTGAATTGTCGTTCCTGATGTTGTTGTCATCCTCTTGGAAGTCCTCCAGATAATCGGCAACCGCATCATCCAATTCCAACTCGTCATTACCACTCGCTTTCTCCAACCGCTTGTAGATCCTTTCCACCTTGCCGTTGAAACTTCTCTCACTCATCGCCAAGTTTTTCTTGCCGTTGTTGGTGATTCCTGCTTTCAGTGCTTCTGAAAACTGTTCTTTCGTAAACTTCATACACTATATGTTTTATAATGATTATATGCGAAAGTAATGCTTTAATAAAAATGTATAACTATAAAAAAATCACTGTATTTATCACTATGATAAATAGATATTGGTTTAAGTATATATTACCTTATTATTAAGAGGTATTTTTGCTTTTGATGAAAGAGCAAGAAGTACATAGAGAAGTCGTAATCAAGCCGCAAGAAGGATTCCAAATGCAGTTTGCATCATCGTGCGTGGATGTGGTGTTCGGCGGAGGCAACCTCGGTGGAGGCAAAGGGGCATTACTTGATTCTCACATAGTTACACCGTATGGATTAAGGAAACTTAGAGATATAGAAGTAGGTAGTATTATATCTAACCCAGACACAGGGGGGCAAGAAAGGGTAATATATCTACATCCCATATCCATGTTTCCATTTTACAGAATATCTTTCTCTGATGGTACATATATGGATTGTACAGAAGGGCATCTTTGGAAAGCAAGAGTGGCAGGAAAACAGTCAAAGCGTAGAAACTCGGACATGGAGAAAGAGAAATACGATGGTTGGAGATTGATGTCCGCAATACAGATATATGAGTGGATAAAAAATAAAAATAAGGGAATGTATAAAGGTAAGAATCTTAATATACCATTACCCGAACCTGTACAATTTACTCGGCCAATTACACCTACAACGCCACGGCCAATAGCTCCATATGTTTTAGGAGCATTAATTGGTGATGGGTGTATGGGAGAAAGTATATGTGATAGATGTATATACCTATGTACGCCAGATGAATTTATTGTAGAAAAATTCAAGTCTTACGGCTATGATATGTCTAAAAAGTATGCCAATTACATTGATTCATGTGCAACTTATGTCATAAGCAATAATAATATAGTAGAGGATATAAAGACTTTAAAGATGAATGGATGTACAGCTGCAAACAAATTCATTCCAAAATTTTATAAATACTCTACAATAGAAGAAAGAAAGGAACTGTTATGTGGTCTGCTTGATACGGATGGATATGTAGACGATAGAGGCCATTTAAGTTATACTACGATAAGCAAGAAACTTGCAGAAGATGTTGCTTTTGTTGTACGCTCTTTAGGCGGTAGAGCCTCTATAACATCAAAGAAAGCTGGATATAAAGACGGAGATGGAGTATTCCATCCATGTAATGAAGCATATACAATTTGGATATGTACTAAATTTAATGATGAGATAGTTTCATTACCCAAAAAGAAAAACAGAGTAAAAAAATATGGGTACGTAGAAATTGACAAGGATTTAAAACTTGAAAAGACAATAGTAAGTGCTGAATATATCGGTATGAAGGAGGGAAGATGTATTTCCGTTGACAATCCGAGCGGACTTTATATGGTTGATGATTTTACCGTTACTCACAATTCCTTTGCTCTTGTCCTTGCTCTTGCAGAACCGTTAATGGCAGATGGGGATTTCCGTGCGGTTATTACACGTAGGTCTTTGCAGTCGCAAAAGACGGGAGGTTCATTCGTAGATACATTCAAGGCTATATTCGGTGACTATTGTTCTGTAAAGACTGCCGATAGCCCTCGCATATCATTCCCAAGTGGTGCGTATTGCGACTTGACCTATATAGATGATACTAATCTTGACAAAATGCGTGAGCAATGGAAAGGTAAACAGATTGATGCTATATGTATTGACGAAATTACCGAAATGTCTTGGGAAGCGTTCAGCTATGTCCAGACCCGTAATCGTGGACGGTCAAAGACATTTACGGGAAAGTTCTTCGCTACACTTAATCCGAAACGAAGCCATTGGACGAGAAAATTCTTGGATTGGTATATTGGCGTTGATGGTTTTATTATGCCAGATAGAAACGGGAAAGTAAGATATTTCTATGTAAACGGCTCTACCGTTGATGATGTGGTTTGGGGTGATTCCAAAGAAGAAGTTTATGCTAAGTGTAAGATAGATATTGATAGGAAACTTGCCCGTATTGGAGGTGATTTTGACTATACGAATATGATTAAGTCATTCGTATTCTATCAAGGTAAGCTATCTGAAAATAGGGCTATGCTTGAAAATAATCCTAATTACATAGGCTCTGTTGCAGCTTCGGGCGGTAAAATGGCACAAGCTATCATTGAGGGCAACTTCAATGTTGACCCTGAAGAAGACGAAAAGATACCCATATCGTCCACTTCCGCGCAAGGCGTATTCAACAACAATCCAGCCGTGAACGGTGACAAATGGATTACCGTGGATTTGGCGGATTACGGTACGGATAATCTCGTGGCTCTGGCATGGGATGGATTTCACGCATACGACATTCTCATTCTTAGCAAGTCCACTCCGAGAGAAAACGCTATGGCAGTGAAGACATTTGCATTTGAGCATGGAACAGCCGAAAGCCATATCATTTTTGACGCGACTGCCGGAAGGTACTTCAATGATTACATTCCCGATGCAGTACCTTATATCTCGCTAAATAAACCTTTCGGACTTTACCAACTTACCGCTATGACAGTCAAGGATATGTGCTATATCAGATTATGCAAGATGATAGAGGAAGGCAACTTGACATTTGACGATAAACTTGCCGTTCAGACTTACACCCATCAAAACTTGAAATACAAAGTGACGGTTGAGAACGAGTTTATGGAAGAATGTTCCGTTGTGCGGTTTGACGATATGCAGAGTGGGAAGAAGCGGCTTTGGAACAAGAAGAAGATGAACCAAATGTTAGGGAAAGGCAGGTCTATGGACTTGTTAGACCCATGCGCTATGAGAATGCTTCCGTGCGCTAACATTGAATACGGGAATGAGATTCAAGCAGGGTATTACAATCACGAGGAAGAAACCAAACAAGCGAGCCATGCACAGACAGAAGGAAGTATTTACGATGAACATTTATGGTATTAGGATATGATAAGCTATAACGACATAAAGGATATTCTCAATTCCCTTAAGACCGAAGGAATTGAAGCAAGGGTGAGAGACGTTGCCTATTTGGTGATGTGCGATTCTTTCGTAGATAAGGCTCTTGCTGCCAAGGTTGCTTACCAAGAAGATGAAAAGCCTTCAAACAAGGTATTATCCACGCTTGCCGAGAAATTGAAACCTTTCGGCATCGGTGCTATCACCACCATATCTAAAGATGAAAACCGAGAAGCATTGCTGAAAGAAATATCGGAGATGAAACAGATTGCTGACGATGCGAAAGCAAATGGAGATTCAGACACTTTTATCAAAGCAAGTAAGGTCGTGTTGGATGCACGCGTGAAGCTGAACGATAAATTCAATATTGAAGAGGAAGAGGGGCAGAAGCGAATAATCGTTGTTCCGCAGAAGCACGACATTATCTGCAAATGGACTTCGAGAGAGTGTTCTGCAATGCCGAGCAAGGAAGCCTGCATGAAGTATTACAACCTAATTGATGCGGAAAAATGACACGGGAAGAGAAAAAAACATATCTATTGCGGAACGTAAATGCCTTGTTGCAGAAGAAACCGTTTTTCAGAGGAAGTGACACTTGCTCTACAAACGACTATTCCGACGGTCAGTCCGCAGCCATTACCGATACACGCACGGCAAGGCTTCCGAATGTAAAAAAGAATATCGTTTCGCAGGAAAAGTTTCTGAAAGAACTTGACCCGATGAGCCATGAGGTATTATTTGATCAAAACTTGCCGAGCATTTGCGTGAAGTTAGAAGATGGGGGATATCAGGAAATCAAGTTCCAGCGCACGGCATTGGCTTTCCAAGAACAGATACTGGCGAGCCACGTAATCTACCTTTGCGGGAATCCCTGTACATTGTCTTTAAGAGGTGGCACTCCTTCCGAGAAAGATAAAGCCAACTATTCCACAATCAAGGAGTATTGGGTAGACAGGAATATGGATGGATGGCGTACAAAGGCAGTCCGTTCGCAACTTGCAACAGGCGATGCAGGACTTCTGTTTTATTATGACTATAAAGGACGTATCAAGTGCCGCCTGATAAGTTATGAAGATGGTTACGTAATCATATCACACAACGACAACAATGGTGACAGGCTTCTTGAAAGTGTCTACTATGCCGATGCGGACGGTGTGGAATACATTGACAGTTACGATGATACCTACATGTACCGTATGCACACACCGATAGACGGTGAAGAAGCAGGCGAGGACGGTTTTGTAAGAGAACTTCCTATATTGCACGGTTTCAGCGAGATACCATTGTGTACCAAACGCGGTAATGTGGCGTGGAACAACGGCCAAAGCCTTATCGAGATTTACGAAATTATCTACAACATCTTCTTTGTCATTCAGAAACGGAACGGCTGGGGCATTCTGTATATCAAAGGCAATTTGTCAGAAACGACAAAGAAACTTGCCGGAAGTATCATTTTGCAAGACAAGTCAATGGACGGTAACGGAAGTGCAGAGTTCAAAGCACCGCCCAGTCCGCAAGGTATGCTTGACAGTCTGCAAGATTTGTTCGAGAAGATACAGATAAATACCTCCTGCACTTTCCTTTTGCCGAAAGATGTCAAGTCAAGTGGCGACATTAGCGGACTGGCTATTACACTAACCCGTGATTTGGATTTGAAGAACGCTCAGCAAGGGGTTATCGAGTGGCAGAATTTTGCAGACAAGATGATGCGTCTGTTCAAGGAGGGATTAGCCAAAGAATTGGTGAAAAAAGGCGAGAACGTAAATGCCGTTACAGAATTTGCCAAGCTTCGTGTTAGCTGTAAGTTCAAGATATGGCAGCCGTTCAGCGCAACTGAGTATAACAACATACTTATCTCAATGAAGCAAGCCGGCATTCTTTCCACAAAAACAGCCATTGAGAAAAACACCGAATCCGTTCCCGATGAAGAACAACGTATAGCAAAGGAGAAGGAAGAGGCTCAAAAGCTGTTGGAGAAACAGCAAAAAAAGGACAAAGGAGTTACGGAACAAATTGATGTGGTAAAAGAATAAATGGAAAAGGAAAGTCTGTACATTTTAAAGCTTGATACGCAAGGAAGTAAAGTAAAATTTCCGAATGCTGATATACCTGCAAAATTAGGTGAGTACACCTATACGGCACAACGTATGGCAGGAACTCCCACACTGACCGCTACACTGAACTATCCTTCATGCTTAGACGAACTATGGACAGGAGAAGAGTTTGTTGAGTTTAGGGGGGAAAAATATTATATTGACCAAGTGCCTACATCCTCAAAGGACAACAAGAGTATCATGTACAAGCATGAGCTTCAATTCGTTTCAGAACGTATCGTGCTGGAGAACGTATATTTCATGGACGTGGTGACAGCCGGAGAAGACACGTATCACTCCAATTCCACTTCCGTCAAGTTCATGGGGGATATAAACGAGTTTGTTGGTCGCCTTAACGCTTCAATGGCAAAATCGGGTATCGGATATTCGGTAGTGATTGATGAAGATATTACTTCTGAAAGCAAACTTGTTTCTCTTGACAGTGTGTACCTTGCAGAAGCGTTACAGTCCATATATACCATATACGAACTTCCTTATTACTTTGTAGGTAAGGTTTGTCACATAGGATATACAGAGAATGTAATTTCTACTCCCTTCGAGTACAAGAAAGGGCTTGTATCAATTAAAAAGACAAACGCCAATTATAAGATCGTTAATCGCGTTACTGGTGTTGGAAGTTCTGACAACATTCCTTTCTACTATCCGAATGATGATGAAAAAGGTACTATAGAACGCACGCAAAACCTTATGCCTTCCATTTACAGACAAACAAATGGAGCGGAAAGATTCTACAATGCGCTTAACGATACGTATAAGATACCCGGTACAAATGATTACTACTCTTTCAAAAATACATTTTCTTCTAAAAAAGTAAAAGAGATAAAGGTAGATTTCAGCGATATAAAGCCTACCATAGAAAATGTAACAAATGCTTCGGGACAGTTATTTGGTGAGATTGCGGATATTGCTTTTGATGCTAACGATAGTGACGAACTTGGAACAGGAGAAGGGAATAATATATTCAATGGCACGGATGAGTATGTACATTCTTATTTCTACATAAAATTACATATATATAATGGGGATTACGGTTTTAACCTGTTCGAACAAGGTTTGGAAGGTGGTACGGCTGTAATCAATATGACTACGGGTAATTGTGCTGCTTGCGAGTTTGAAATAGGAGTTACCTATAAGGACAATGAACCGGGAAGGGCATTCAATCCTGTATTGGTAGATTCTTCCGGGAACTTGCCGGCAGGAGATTTTGAACAGAAGGTTACTTCACAAACATCCCAATATGTAGAAAGCCAACAAAACACTTCTACAAATGAGGTTTGGATTGCGGTAAAAAAGGACAATACAACTTTCGGGGTTGTTATGCCTAATGCCACAAATAACTATAAACCTTCTGTTGGGGATAAGTTTGTGATTACAGGTATTAAAATGCCGAAATCTCTTGTGCTTGCTGCCGAGAAAAGATTAGATGAGGCGTTGATAAAGTATATGTCTGAAAACAACGATGAGAAGTTCTCTTTTTCCGTAAGTTTCTCACGTGTTTTCCTTGCTGACAACAACCATTTAGCCAGTATGCTAAATGAAAATTCACGTATATACATAAAGTATAATGACAAGGAATACTTCATGTATGTGAACTCATTCACTTGTAAGGCGGATAAGAATTTCCTGTATGATATATCTGTGGAGCTAACAGATAAGCTGTCCGCCAATGTTTCCGCTTTAAGAAGCACAATTACAGAGATAGCCGGAGATATCATAGGTGAACGGATAGGAACCTCTCTCAACGTGTCAGACATTCTTGGCAGAATATCCCGTTATTTTATCTCGAAGATAAATAGCGACACCGCCAACGGTCTTATCACTTTCTTGAAAGGTCTTTTGATTGGTAAAAACGGTAGTGGAATTACTGTGCTTGAGAACGGTATGTCACAGGCTGTTGTTGATTATCTGTATGTCAAGGTCAAAGCCGTTTTTGATGAACTTGAGGTCAAGAAGAAAACGTATGTGGGTGGCGAACAGGTGATTTCCCATGCAGGTATGAAGTGCAACCGTGTGGATGAGTTGGATGATGTTTACCGCTGTTATTTCAAGGAAGAGGAAGACGGAATTGAGATAGAGAACCAGTTTACTCCGGGATCTCTTGCCATAGCCCAGGAGTGCAATATCAAGACAGGCGTTTCTCATCATGTCGGCAACCGCTATTATTGGCGGTTGGTCACAGCAGTGGGTGAGAACTATATAGACTTGTCCAAGACCGTGTGTGATCCTAATGTCGAGAACGATGTTCCGGTGGCAGGTGATGATATCGTGGGATTAGGCCATAAGACCGATATCACCCGACAGGCGGCGATAATTCTCTCTTCGGTGAACGAAGTTTCTCCGTCCATCATCATGTATCAGGGTATTAATGATTTTACCTTGACCGGGAAAGATGTCATTTCTTTTGATTTTGACAAATCTACCGGCAAGGCCCGGATGAAGGTGTACGGAGATACGTACATTGGCGACAAGGACCGGACCACTTACATGGAATACACTCAGGATAAAGGTGTTGATATCAAGGGTATGTTCCATATCGAGCAGGGTTCCACCGGATGGCGTAACATGGAAGGCTTGCCGGATGAGATACAGGCGGCCGCGGATCTTGCCCAAGAGGCCAAGGATGCGATAGACAATGCGGCTGTCGGAAGTGTCAATCTGTTGCGCAATTCCGGGTTTACAGGAGATTATGAGACAGAGGACCTGTCTGCCGCTACCGAGTTATCGGCGGATACCGAACTTTTTAGCAAGCAATTGGAATATTGGACGGGGGTGGCTACCGTATCTGCGGACAGTGATGCCGGCTCCGGGTACTCTGCTGCAATCGGTAGTTTGTCCCAGTCCGTATCATTAATCAAAGGGGAAAGTTATGTTATCAGTTATAAAGCAAAGGGTACGTCTGTGTCTGTTTCGTGCGGCTCTTTCAACGTTTCTCAACCTCTCACATCCTCTTATCAAAGATATACCCATAAGATTACCTTCAATGGCAGTGGTATATTTCTCATCAGTGGTACCGCAACCGTTTGTGACCTTCAGTTAGAAAGAGGGACCATCGCTACTGACTGGAAACCGTCCATTTTGGATAACGACAAGGCAACAGCCGGTTTTCAGTCAATCAATTATATCGCCAGTGCGATCAAAGATGGTTCTGTGGATATTCTTGGCGGTTTGATATTGGCCAATATGATTCAGTTAGGTAACTACAAAGATGGCAAGTTACAGAAGGTCACAGCCGGGGTTAGCGGCATATACAATGATGATGATGATGTGGCATTCTGGGCAGGAGGAAAACTTGAACAGGCGATTCTTACCGTAATGAGGTTCCGTAATGATCCTAATTACCAGCCTACGGATGCGGAATGGGCGAACATGGCAAACTTCGTTGCCACTCATGGCGGTGATGTATTCTTGAGAGGATATATCTATGCTTTGGGCGGATATTTCCGGGGAAAAGTTGAAATAGCCAATGGCAAGATACTGTTGAATGAGGATGGTTCCGGGCAGCTTGCCAATGGGAACATCAGATGGGATGCAGATGGAAATCCTGAATTTGTCGGGAAAGTGAAGGTTTCCTCACCGTCAGGTTATGAGATAACCATATTTCCTGAAGATGAATATGGAAGACCGTCAATTGATATTCATGATGATGATGGTAATTCGCTTTTGGACATATCTCTTCAATATGGATTGAACGGTATGGTTCCCCGTATTTTTATGAATGACCCTTCCAATAGTGATGTATTGT